TCCTCACCTTGACCAGTAGAACCAGCACCGTTACCAATAGCCACTGCTGTGCTGCCTTGTGTGTTTGCGCCAGCGGACACACCAATGGCCACCGAGTAAGCGCCTTGTGTGTTTGCGCCAGCGTCAGCACCAATGGCCACTGCTTGGACACCTTGTGAGGTTGTTCCAGCACCTTGACCAAATGCCACACTATCACCGGCTGTGTCTCGAATCACTGCACCGTTGGGCAATGTCAGTGTGCCTGTTCCACCAAAGGTCCATTGTTGAGATACCCCTGCGGTATTGGCAGTGAGACGAAGATTGCCCGTTGAAGATAATGAAGATACACTATTTGAATTAATAAGAATGATATTACCACCCGCGGTGCTGCCATCGTGTACACGTAGAGTTCTTAAATCAGTATCATATGTAAGTTCACCCAATGGACCTGTGTATGCTGTACTTTGTATGGTATTGCCACGCTTTAATAGTATGTGGCCTACGTTTGCGTATACTGTCATAGTGTACCCCCATCAATAATAACTTCGGTATCTTGTGAGGCTGCTTCTGCCCAATATGCCGGCAATACTTCTAAGTCCAATGGAACACCATAATTGTCATCAATGTAAACCGGTTGTTCTGTACTGTCTGATGTTTTTACAGTTTTAAATGTTAACTTGTAAAAACGCTGTTCCAATGTGTTGATAGTACCTTTGTCTAAGATAAAAGTTCCTTGCCCAATAGCAGTATTAGCAAAAGTAACAGCATAAGTTTCAACGGTTACTTGGTTTGTAGGATCTTGAATACTGGCCTGAACAGTATATCCTGTTAAGTTAACGTTCTTTTGATCCTGATTACGTACTATGACCTGAACGGGGTTATCTATGCCTTGATAGACTTTAATTGGGCGTGAATACACTTGGCGATTCCTTGTTGTAAATATAGAGGAGTCAAAAACCTGCACCTCAGCTAAGTTTGGGTATAAATATGCTTTGACAGTAATCATTTAATTTGCTCGTCTTTAACATATTTATCGGATAACGTGGAAGAACACTACAAGCAACTACTAGCACAATACCCGTACTTGAGCCACATTACCTACGGTGGCAACGACTATATCGGTATTATTCAAAACAGCGATGAAATTATCACTACTCTTTATGACTTTGGCCTGTTAAAAGACGATGAGGTTAAGAAAGTATTCTTAAGTCTTGGGGAAACGTGGTGGTGGGAAAGTAATAGATTGATCCCAATCAATGTATTTCTTAAAATGGACTGGGCTGTATTTAGAGTATGCTTACGTACAATGAACAGCAAAGACGTAGAAATTGTAATGGGCCCTTATGTGAGCCTAAAAGAAATGGCTACCAAGCGTAGCAAACGTAAATCAATTACCCTTGTTCGCAAGGTTACTCAATAAATTCATATTAACCACTACCAAGTGTGCGTAGGCTAGCGAGTGTGACTTCTTAAAGAAATACTCGTCCTCAGCAGGCTTTTCCCACACGGTTTCAGCAACTTCCCGCCAGGTTCGACCTATTAAATGACGCTTTGCTGGACGTATTACAGCAAGGAACATGGCCATGCGCGGTATAGTGTTTACAGCTTCGGGCATTTTAATTAGTGTGTCGTAGTGATTCCCGATATGTATTAATTTACTACAAAACTCTTGGTCGTATAACCGATCCCATTCGGGCTCTTGTGCAATCAATTCCTGTAGATGCTGTTCACTCTTTATCTGGGTATATAATGAAACATTCAAAAAGTCCAGCTTCATGTACCCAAGTTCTTCTGCCGCTTGATAATCTAGACTAGCACGACCATTAAATGGATCAATTGGAATGTCAGTTACATACACCCCTGTGTTATGCTGTACCCAAGCACCGTTTCTATTGATGCTGGCAGGAGTGTGCTCAAGCAACCGTAGTGCTTGAGTACGATCTGCAAAATCAATATCAACGTCTGACTTAAACTTCATAGTCCTGCCTTGGCTAGTATATCCTTGACCCATTCTGTATCTGCCATATAGTCTTTAAACTTCTGTTGCCAATGGTCCGGGTCAATCCAAGGCATAATCATTGCCACATGATCTTCTGTCAAGTCTGCTAGAAAATTGACACCGGAATCACAGTTAAACACAATCCAAGGACTAATACGGCCAGTGCCGATGTGATAGCACACTCTATTACCATTTCCATACCGGAAATAATCGCTAAAACCATTTTTGAGTTCTGGGTGGTTGTCTGCATAATCTTGCATTTCCTTTAAGGCTCGTTCAAGGGCGTCTTGTACTGCTTCACGTTTTAAATACTCATGTAAGTATACTACATAAAACTCATCTTTACACCAATGATCTATCTTTTTGTTGTTCTTAAGTAACCATTCTAAGAAAGCTGTAGGGTTTATGCCACGGATTCCTACCATATGGCGCCCCCATTTTACAAATGCATTGTAGTATGGGCTTTTGGCAAAGTCCTCATATGACTTTAGCTTGGCTGATCCTTGTGTGATTTCATAGAAACGTAGGTATGCCTTGAGCCCAAGTTGGACTGCAACTTCTTTTTCTTGTTGCCAACGCCGCTTTTGTTCACAGAGATGTACTGCAAGGCTTGATTCTTTGCGGAACGTTTTGTCACAGTAACGACATTTATAAGTCTGATTTGATTCGTTTGTCATCCCATCCGAGTTCTCTAGCCATGCGTTTAAGATCGTCTTTATCATTTAGCTCAGTTAATAGTTTAATGTCGTCTTCTTTAAGGTGCGGATACAGTTCTCGAAAAAACTTTGCTGCCTTATTGTTATTTTCTTTTTTCTTTGGAGCAATCCACTGATGATATTGATTGCCCATTCCGGGACTTACTGTTGTGGCCATTAACCACTGTAGCTTTTTATGATGTGTAGTATTAATATCAAAGAAGTTCTTATTAAGTCGTTCATTACAGCTCATTAAGTAGTAGGCCTGCAAGTCTGCACTACCAGCAACTGTTGAGCCATAGCGAATCATAAGGTAAGGACTAAACTTCTTCTTTTCTTCGTCAGTGAGATCATCGTAAAACGCTCTGTTCTTGCGATCAAACTGCGTCATTTCGTTTTTAATACTTAATTTATCTGTCATACTGGATGCCACATAGGAGGGAGTGTTGGGTCATTGTCATCTTTGCTTAGTTCGTACAGTATTTTAACACGTTCCAGGGCTTCTTGTAAAGCAGGATTTGTCCTGGCAGTATGCTCAATTTTATCCCATTCGTATTGTTTCTGTAAATCATAATCCCACCCAATAACAATTCTAGTGCTGGGATCAGACCCTGCTTCTCTGGCATAGGTTACGCCATCTGCTTTTTCGTATATGTAAGTGGCGCCGGGTTTAAGTCTGCCCATGTGTTACCATACCTTACCGTAATCCACTACCTCGCTTTGTCTGCTGATATCTTTGATAAAATAAGCACACAAAGGTTTCTTGCCTTCAGTCAAGGGTATTGCTAATAACTGCCCCGGTTTAAGTTTAGGAAAATACCACTTAACGTCTTGATAAATGTCCACAATTTCCACAGGATGAAATTCAGGTTTAAAACTAGTCAATGGATTAAAACAAAATACACTAAATCCACGGTCATTGATGCTGGTTAGTGGCACAACTTCTAGATCACCAAAGTCGCTTTCGCCAATTAGTAATTGCCAATCCACAGGCATACGAACAGTATACGGACCAATCTTTAGTACTAATGCTGGGCTATTAAAACTTTCTAAAAAGATTAAGGGAATATAAAAGTAATCAGGTTCCTTTGGATCACTGTTGTCTAATACACAAAATCTTACTTCGTCTATCTCCTCTGGAATTGCATCCATTGAATAGCTTTCGTTGTCTAAGGTTAAAATTCTCATTCGTTATAACTTTCCCATTTTAATTTGAACATGGTTAACTCTTCGTCTCGTTTGAAACTAAAAGTATGCCAGGTTACTTGTTTGCCGCATTCGGTTTGTGTACACCACCGATTAGCATTTCTAAGCTCGTCATCGGTACCTCGAATTTTTACTAGAATATAATGTTCTTTTTTTTCTATTGTACCTATGCTTATTGCCATGAGGTTTTTTCTATAGTAAATGGATAGTTTGCTTCTTTGTAAAACTGTTTACGCTTGGTTAGATGACGTTTCGCGAACTTACAGGTTGATGTGATGTCCCAGATTTGGACAAAATCTTTGTCTTCCGCCTTGCGAATACCACGCCCGATTGATTGGATAACACGCACAAAGGATTTACCCGGTTCAACAAGCACAAGATTGAAAATGCGAGGAATATTAATACCAACAGCGGCAACACCGTAAGTAGCAATAATAATCTTATTAGTAGATGTAGCAATATCATCATATTCTTCTTTCCTATCTACAGCTTTGGTAGAACCCGATACAAATGCCACGTCAGGCTTGTCACTTAATAAACTAAACAAGGTGCTTAGTTCTGCTTGTAGTATCCGACCTGTTTCAATCCTGTCTACTAGGATAAGTGTATTACCACCTTCTTTAATTTTATCAACCATCTTGGCCAAGTAGGCAATACGTTCTGTTGTGGTAACTAGATACTTTAATTCGCTTTGGTAGTCTTTGTATTCTACAAAGTCTTGTAGCTGTACTATATTTACATGACAGTTGGCCAAATGTCCTGCGTCTTGAAGTTCCGACGCACTTAGTTTTCCTACAACTGTGCCCAAGCTACATAATATACTAACACGTTCGTAATCTTCTTTGGGAATAGTGCCGGTCAGTCCCCAGCGGATAGGTACCTTTGCAAATACACCTGTTAGTAGTGTTTTTAATGCATCTGCTTTGGCCATGTGTGTTTCGTCAACAATAACGCAAACAACATCTTCAATGAATTCACCAATGGTGATGTCTACTGTGCCTGCTTGTGTATTCTTTAGTAACACGTTTAGACTTTGCCAAGTACAAATAGTATGTGTTCTGCCCCATTCCTTACGGTCGCCAAAGTACACACCCACATCAAGGCCTAGATTAATATAGTCTGCTTCAGTTTGTGTTACTAGACTTTTGTTTGGCACAATGACGATACTGCGACCATAGGGCTCTACAGTTTTGCTCAGGGCAGCAGTCATGATAGTCTTACCAGCACCTGTGGCTACTTCTTGTATGCTTTGGGGATTGGCTAAAAAGTTATTTAGAATCTGTGGTTGGTAGTCTCTGAGTACAATAGGTTGCCCTGCCTGCTGATGTCCCTTGGGCCAAGTAATATGGCTAAAGGTATCTTCTTTAATTTCAGCAAACTCAAAATTGGTCTTATAGTCTCTGTTATCTTCGACTTCAATGTCGTATCCCTTACTGTCCAGATAAACAAGTATTTCGGGCAACAGATTGATATATGTGCTACCACCCAATTGAAAGAACGCAACCTTGCCATCCCAACGGCCAAGACGAACGCTAGGTTGATACCTAGCGCCGGGTATTTCATATTTAAACTTCTTAACTAGAGCTGTACGGTCGGTAAGATCCAATCCTTCAATCTTAACATTAACTTCATCTCGAATTATTAATTTAGCTTGCAAATGTCTCTTCCTTTAACACCCTTATTGTATACTTCTTTTGTAAAATATACAACCTTTTCGGCCTGCTGTATCCATAATGCTCTGTCTCCGCCATACAGCATACCAGCACTACTAATCATTAAAGGTATACGGTCAATAGATGTTTTGGGTATTTTGTTAGCGTATACAAAACGTGTTTCTGGTGTAACGACTTCGTTGTTGTTTAAGTTAACCACTTGCTCTCGGGCAAAGTGCCTGATTAACAGCATAGTCAGCTTGTCGCTCAGGTCGGGTTCGTATACATAGATAGGAAACCTATTGGTAACTTCTGCATAACGAACTATTTCTATTAGTTGATCTGTGTAATAGCTACGCTGATCTACTTTGAGTTCTCTGTTGTGGCATAGGCTCCAAAATCTAGTACCGTATGCATCTATTACTACTTCCTGTATTACAGGATCACAAGTGTAGCCTAATATAGGTGCGTAATCCACTAAGGTCAGCAGGTTATCGAGACCGAACCCGCCTAGATTTTCGTCGATATAGTCACGCAAGGATGTGGTTGCATTGGTGATACTCAATTGATCAGCTTCAGCTTTTAATTCAATTGCATAGGGTGTTGCTTCAGTTGCCATTATCAAATCCATAAACTCTGTAAGGCTTGAGTCTATTTCAAAGTTATGCGCCTGTGCAAATGCATAGGCCCAATTTACTGTGTACTCAGTTAGGTCGGCTTCCCAAATCCTTTTAGTTTGATTCCATTTGACCGTGCCGTGATTGGTTTTGCTTTGTTCTCGTATGCTGTCAATTAAATTTGGTGCATAAGGAAAACGAATCTTGATAAGGTTGTCTTCTACCCAAACACGGGTACTACGGTCAATGGTGCGTAAAGGCAATCTAAACTCTGGTAAGACTTTTACATTTTCGATACTGATGTTATGCTTGGCCAGCTGTCGCTCGTACTTAACGATCAAGTCCACAGCAAGTTTAGCCTGTCGGTCTGTGTACGCTATTCCGTTTTGACTTTGCTGACATAAATTTTCAATTACCTTTACGTCATACCTGGCTAAACTAATCAATGGCTCGCCCATCATGTATAAACTGCCCACTATTGATCCTGCAGGGTTACGAAAGCCGGCAACGATTTCAATGAAGGTTTCAATGTGTTGATGTTTATGTTGTGTCATATCTTATTGTAACATATTATTAGATAGTAAATCAAATAAAAAAATCCCCGAGTAATTAAACCCGGGGACCAAAACCGTGGCACAGGAGCTAGTAAGCGCCACGGCTACAGTACGTGGTACTGTAGAAACTGGTTAGTCAAAACTGCTACTAGAAGAGCCGCTATCACTGTAACTTGGACTACTATCACTGTAGCTTGAACTACTGCTACTAGAGTCACTGTAACTTGGTCCTGTATCAACACTACGTTTAGGAGTTGTATCATCACCGCTAGAACTAGATCTTGCAACACTTGGACTACTATGATTAAGCAACATGTTAGCAACCAAGATTGTAGTTAGCATGTCCGAACTAGAACTTGTGGCGGAACTTGTTGTAGCAGGTGCTGATACTGACGAAGTTGTAATAGAATTATTGGCCATCATATATGATGGAGTATGATATGCCTCTGCTACCTTGCGAGTTTCTGCTTGTCTAGTTTTAGCCACAATTGCCGCTTCTCTATCCAAGTACATGTTACGATCTCGACGAGCCTGTTCCTCAACACGTTGCCAACGTGCGGTGATTTCGGCTCTTAATTTCTTAACACGAGCACGACTAATGATCTTGTACGAAACAAACCCCAATACAATTAGTACAACCATGCCTGCAATGAATAAGATATCTGGGTTCATGCTGTTTCCTTTTTGCTTTCGATAATCATAATTTCTTCCTCAGCAGTAAGTGGTGGGTCGCCTTGCTTTTCCAGTACCTGGCGGGTTGATACTAAGGCCCATCTGCTATGCACATTGGAATTGGGATATAACTTATCCAATTCTTCAACTTCCGCTCGTCTTGCCGGATCATCCAATATCTTCGAATACATCACATCTTCTTTGAACCATGACCCGTCTGGATTGAACAGCACAATTGAGGTTTTTGGCTCAAATGTGGCGGCATCGATAATACCGCCGACTACTCTAAATTTTCTTGGCCTGAACCAAGTCTCGGCGGCTGTAACTGCTGGTGCTGCTGTCAGCACTGATGCAACTGTGCTACCGGGCAACAAGGTACTACCCAATGCTGCACCTACGGATTGTAAAAATCCTCTACGATTTGTCATAGTTCAACTCCCAACTGACACTGGATCGTGATATCTTTGATACTCTGTAACCACTCTGTTGTGTTCCTCTAACCAGAGATCGCCGTGTGGTTCGGCCATAACCATTAGTTCTGGTTTGTGTACTGCGTTATACATGGCCTGACACATTGCATTAAATCTGGCATTAATAACAATTTGGAATTCTTGTTTCAAATCACTGTCATTAAACATTGTAAAAATTTCTTCACTTGTGTATGCTTCGTTCATATTACTTGCTCACGTTGATCATTGGAGTTGAACCTTGTGGTACAATAAACATTGAGCCTTTTTCTGCCGCGATCTTTAGCACATCAAGTTCTTTGTTACGCAGGACCGCAGTAGTCAGACCTTGGTTTTCAAGTTCACGAATTTCCACGTTCTTACGTTCAATATCAACTTGAATCAACTTGGCTTTGAGCTCTGCTTCACGTGTTGCCTTTAATCGAATACTTTCTTCAATTGCCGGATCGGTTAGCACTTGTCGTACAACCACACGGGTAACAGTAAAGGTCTTGGGATCGTTTGCATCCAAGTCTTTTTGCATAGCTTCTTTGATATCAGTTTCAAGTTCATTACGGCGACTATGGATGCTCAAGGAATCGTACTTGGTACCTACAATGTCGTAGATTGTACCACGGCTAACACTTTCTAACAAGCGAAAACCTGGAAAGTACACACCTGACTTGTCGTCCCTGGCACTTTGCCCTGCATACTTGACTGTTAGGCCAGGAATCTTACTGGGATCAGTACGGTAGTAAACTGTAACGTCCAGGTCTTTCAAGCTCAAGTTATCCTTGGCTTTGGGAGTCATGTTGTCTAAGTTAATAGCCGCTTCCTTAGCAGTAAACTCTCGAACACTAGACAGCACAGCAACATAGATACCAGGTGATTCTGGTTCGGGACTGACCTTACCGAATGTGGTACGCACACCCACGTTACCTTGCTCAACTTGACCACACCCTGTTAAATTCATAGCCGCAATAGCAACAACTGTTGCACCAATGATACGTTTCATTTATAGTCTCTCAAGAAAAATAATAATACCTAAGCCCAAAGCTGACACAATACCAGCTTGTAGCAATCGAAAACTCCACTTACCTGCTTCTTTCTTTGTTGCCTTATCTGTACAGTACGTTATACCGATAATTATAGCAGTAATAAGTACCCATGTAACCACTAATCTAATCATACCCACTCCTGCACAATTTCCTCTGCTTCGGCAATAGCTTCATCAAAGTCCACGGCAGTCAATGGAATTTCGTCATCAAAAATCTTCAGTACGTAGCATTCCATTTCTTTATTAAGAACTACACGATAACGATAAGACATTTGCTTCTCCTTGTGATTAACCTTGGTATCCAAATACTTCGTCATACAAATCCAGTAGATCTTCATCACCTAGATTTGCCATGTCGGTAACACTGATGTCATGCTCTATTTCTAGATCTTCACACCAAATTTCTGTTAAGCGATCTTTAATAAGTTTACGCACAATTATGCTCCGGTTCGAATCTTGTCTGCCACTTCTGTAGCGGTCAGGTCGGCAATAGCGTCAACATTTGTTGGGTAAGGTTTTACCTGTGTAATGTTGCCTGCGTTACCAACTTGGAATGTGCCAAAGTCTGTTTTAACTTGGCCTGCTACCACGGGTTCTGCTGTCTTTGTTGCTTTCTTTACTGCTGGTTTTTTTGTTGCCATGCGTTTTCCTTTAAGTGCATATAGTGGGCCTAGCAAACAACATGTTACTAGACCTGTTACCAATAAAAACTCAACCATTATCGTACCCTCATTCCAAGCGAGATCAATTCGTCTCGGGCATTTTTTGCCAAACTGCGGGTTTTGCAATCAATCCATACTGCCCGCATTGCAGTATCGTCCCATATATCTTTGGCTTCTTTAAGACCGAGTCCGGTATGTGTTCGAATACACTTGATCACAGGTACAGCCGCACCGGAACCGTTGTATAGATGTGATGTTCGACTTAATTGAAGCCTCATGCTACTGTGGTTGTCTGACAGCATGGTCATAAACACTTGGCCTTTGACATCATCTCCCATAGCAGGACCCATTGCCGACCAAACATCCATAGCACGTTCAGCACCGTAGTAGTTACCAAGGCTTTCCAAGAAACGAATAGCATCGCTGATCAAAACGTCGTACTGCTCGTCTTTGTCTTGTTCCATTATTCTAAATCCTTAAGCTGACTTCATGCAAGTAACTTCTGCCATTGCCTTCCACTTGAGTGGAAAGCTCTTACGCAGGTCTGCAATCTTAATTGCCATACGCAAACTCATTTCACGGAAACGGTTTTTGTTCTCTGTCATAAAGTCGATAATCTCGTCTTGTACGCATTGTTCAAAATCGTACTCTGTAAACAGTTCGCCGTCTTTGGCAATTTGGCGGATACGCAAGATCTTGTCACGCATAGTGTCCAAGGTCAAGTCCAAGTAATGACAACGTGACTGGAGTGCATCCAAGTGATCACGCAACTTCTGGCTCTTCATTTTGTCAAACTTCAAGTTGGTAATAAACACTACACTACCGTTGAAGTTAAACGTGTCAGGAATGCCTTCACGGCGCAACAATGAGCTGTCTGACAACCAAGAAATCTTACGCTTCTTGCCTGAGTCCAAAGCACCTTTCAGCAGGTTAAGTGCAACGTCATCCAACAAGATGCTGTCACAGTCATCAAACACCAACATGCAATTGGAGTCCGAATACTTGTAAAGTGTTGAGTACAGTCCCAAGGCTGTAGCACTACCCTTAACAACTTCTGCACGGAGGCGCTTGCCTGAGATTTTGTCAAACAAACAAGCCTTCTCAACAATGCGCTCAACACCGTAGCTCTTACCAACACCCGGAGGACCCGATACAATCATTGCACGGATGTCGCCATTGGTAGCGGCAGTGGTCATTTCGTCTAGGATGTCAAAACGTTGACGGATACGTGCAATAACTTCTTCATCAGATTCCGCTGAGGTTTCTAATGCAACTGCTTCTGCAACAGGAGTATTGCCTTGCTCAATAAATTCTTGCTCGCTTACAAAGTCGTAATCGCTCATGCCATTGACTTTAACACGGATGTCCACTGGCATGCCGGGAAAACGGTCACCGTTCTTAACAGTAACATAGCCACCTTTGGCTGTATTCTTGTACTGCTCTACTAGTTGGAACACTTGACCAGAAACGTCTGTAGTACGATAAGCACCAGACTTAACGCGAATAAAAGATACATTTGACATACTAGCTCCTTGCTTTATCATTTACAATACAACTATTATAGCATTTTGGCAATTATGGGTCAATTAAACCGTCACTGTTTTCCAAGGATCTGCATAATCACGTGCTATAGCATCAAAAACCTGCTGTTGTAAACGTGCAACATCGTCATTTTCCACGTAAAAATCCGTTGTAGGATCGTAATATTTTCCCTCTTTTGCGTCATAATACAGTACCTGCCCATTGGGGTAGTGGAACGGGCCTTCTAAACCCTTACGTGGACCAAAACGGGTGTTGTGCTGGAAAACGGTATAAGCCATTTTGGCTCCTTTTTGTTACAGTAAAACTATTGTAGCATTTTGGTTATTTCGGATCAACTGTTTATAGTAATATACGGGCTGTATTCTTCGGTGTTGTTTTTATGCAACACAATTTTAGTCTTTTTAGTAACTGCTAATTTAATCTTAGTTTCCATAGATTCAACCCACTCATCAAACTCAACATCAGCTGGAAAAGTGCGTTCGTATTCTGCTTGCCAATCGGCTTTAACTCTACCCATAATATGGCTGTCCTTTTTGTGCTAATGTGGTGTAATATTGTTCAACAAATTCTAATGCTCGATCTAATTGCTCATGCCTAACGTCATGATCAGTGTACCCATCTTTTAACATGGCCAAATACCCGTCGCTGGGATATTCATTGGCTATACCAGGAACCATGTAGTAGGTTATTGCTGGTGTAGGATTACCGTTGTGAAATACTGTTACAATCTTGCGTTCGTAATATGTTGGGTAACCTTCTAATGCGTCCAATGCGGCTAAACACTGATCTGTAATGTCCCAAAGGACTCCTTGTACATTGCAAGCAGAATTTTCCACAATATCTGCGTGATGTGCAAAACGAAACTCGTGTTGATAAAGTACTGCCTTGCCCAAGCTCTTGGCTTCGGGGCAACGTAGGGCCATTTGGGCCAAGTTGGTATTCATACCATATGCAAAATATTTCATACTGCAAGTATAACATTATGACATTTAAAGGTCAACAAAAAACCCGCCATTTAGACGGGTTTTTGTTAGTGCAGACTAACTTACATCATGTTAGGCATTGCTGGCTGTGGATTATTTGCATCTTTTGGGAGATCAAAAATAGCACAGTCTGTAGTCAACAATAGGCCTGCAACTGATGCGGCGTTTATTAATGCTGTCTTAGCAACCTTGGTTGGGTCGATAACACCGTCGGCTAGCATGTCAACATACTGTTCTGTTGCGGCATTGTAACCATAGTTACCTGTGCCCATTGAAACAGCGTTTAATACCACGTCTGCTGATTCACCGGCATTGCTTACGATGCAACGTAGCGGCTCTTCCATGGCACGTAGCACAATGTTAATACCAGCTTGTTGATCAGCATTGGCACCTTTAAGAGCATTAATAGCTTGACGAGCACGTACTAGAGCAACACCGCCTCCAGGAACAATACCATCTTCTACTGCGGCCTTGGTAGCGTGTAATGCATCATCAATGCGATCTTTCTTTTCTTTGAGCTCTACTTCTGTTGCGGCACCAACACGGATAACAGCAACACCGCCTGCTAGTTTGGCAACACGTTCTTGTAGTTTCTCACGATCGTATTCGCTAGTGGCTTCTTCGATTTGTGTGCGAATTGCCCGAACACGATTTTCAATTGCTGTAGCATCACCTGCACCATCAATGATGATAGTGTTTTCTTTTGATACTTCAACACGACCTGCCATGCCCAAATGATCGGCTGTGACTTTGTCTAATGTAAGACCCAGTTCTTCAGCAACAACTTGTCCACCTGTAAGGATAGCCAAGTCTTCCAGCATGGCTTTGCGACGATCACCAAAACCAGGCGCTTTGATAGCACAGGTCTTAACAGTACCACGCATGTTGTTAACGATTAGAGTAGCAAGTGCTTCGCCTTCAACATCTTCCGAAACAATAAGTAATGGTTTACCTGATTTGCTTACTGCTTCCAATACTGGAATCATATCACGAATGTTGGTAATCTTTTTGTCAAACAATAAAATGAATGGGTTATCCAATTCAACCACTTGCTTTTCTTGATTGTTAATAAAGTATGGACTCAAGTAACCACGGTCAAATTGCATACCTTCTACAACATCTAATTCATCGTGCAGTGATTTGCCGTCTTCAACTGTGATAACGCCTTCTTTGCCAACTTTTTCCATCGCGTCGGCAATCATCTTACCAATACTGGCATCGCTGTTGGCACTAATAGTACCTACTTGTGCAATTTCTTCTTGTGTTTCGCAAGGCTTGCTAATAGCAGATAGTGCATCAACTGCGGCTGCTGTGGCCCGATCAATGCCGCGCTTCAGATCCATTGGGTTATGTCCGGCTGTTACATACTTCATGCCTTCTTTAACAATGGCCTGTGCAAGTACTGTAGCGGTAGTAGTACCATCACCAGCATCACCTGCTGTTTTACTTGCTACTTCCTTGACCATCTGTGCGCCCATGTTCTGGAGCTTGTCTTTTAATTCAACTTCTTTAGCAACTGTAACACCGTCTTTGGTAACCATTGGGCCACCATAACTGCGTTCAATCACCACGTTACGTCCCTTGGGACCTAGTGTAACTTTAACTGCGTTGGCCAGGATGTTTACACCCTCGACCATTCGACTACGTGAGTCATTCCCGAAAAATACTTCTTTTGCAGCCATTGTTATTCTCCTTTTCCGATAACACCGAGGATATCATCCTCTTTTAAAATTAGTAATTCTTCGCCTTCGACTTTAACAGTCTGACCGGAGAATTTACCAAACAGTACTTGGTCTCCTACTGCTACGTCCAATGCAATTACTTCTCCTGCTTCGGTACGCTTTCCTGGACCAACAGCTAGTACTTGGCCTTGATCGGCTTTTTCGGCTGCATTGTCAGGAATAAAGATGCCACCTTTAGTTACAGTATCACTGTCAACTCGGCGAACTACCACCCTATCAGATAGCGGTTTTAGATTCATCATGATCTCCTTTTAATATGATTTAATGATTAATTGTACTACAAAGATTGCGGCATTGTCAACAACTACCGCAAAAATATTTATACCTTAAAAGTACTGGCAATTGGTACGTGGAAAGAAACATTCGTTATTCTGTAGGGGTTTAATTTTGATTGTTTCCAATACTGTTTGCTTACACAGGGCTATAGCCAAACTGTAAACAAAGTTTTGGTTGGCCAAAACTAAATCAGCACCAGCAACAACACCGGCTAATTCCAAAAAGTCTTTAACTGGATGGTAAGGAATCTTTACATCTGTTAGTTTTACAAAATCTTCGTGCTCGGCTTCAGTGCCCACGAATATGCCGGTACGATCTAATATACCATCGTAGGCCATTTTCTTCCATGTTTCGTCTGCGGCAGGGTCGCGGTAACGGGCAGTACGACTTACAACCATAGCTTTGGTTTTAATTGGATCTACTTCAATCCAAGGAGTCAAGTAATCATCTACTTTAAACTCCATGCCAAATGCCAAGTGGTAAGCAAGAATGTAATTGCCTTCAAATCCGCGAAATAGTGTGCCACGGAACTTGTCCAAGTCTACATCAGGCTCAGGATCACCCTGCCTCCATGTACCAACAGATTGAATATAGCTTTGGCGTTCTAGCAATGGGCGCAACCATTCTACGTCTTGTTCTGTAAAGCGACCTTTGTGCGCTGGGTCTACTTCGTCTGGACGATATCCGTATTGGCTAACACAATTTTCAATGTTGTGCAGAGCTATTTTAAATTCGCCCGGTTCCATTTTCTTTACAATGCTTAGGCTGTAGATAAGGTCGCCTAATGTACCCGAGTGTCTGTATGTTTTCATAATTGTCCTAATATAGCATCGGCTATTCGTTGTGTGTCCCAAGTTTTGTTACAACGGAAATCTCCGTGTATACAGTTAATGCCACGTACTGGTCGAACTTGGTTAACATTACAACCCACGCAATCTATGTTGGCCTGTATAGCTGTAGCATGCCACATGGTATCTAGTTTACGCAATGGCATAATATACTCAGGTGGATTGTGTGTCAGCAGGCCAATAACGTGTGTGTCGCTGGCACCGGCAATTTGGAATGGTCCACTATCAATACCAACAAAGCATTTAGCTGAGTTTAAAAAGTATGCCAACTGCTGTGGAGTATAACGTGCATTAGCATTAAAGAATAAAGGATGGTCAAAACTTAAATCAGTAGGGCCGCCTACTGTAACTACCTTGTGATCTGTGCGCTTTTCAAATACTGCGCTGATAATTTCACCCCAAGTATCTATATCGATGTTCTTTAAGGGCCAGGCCCAGTTACGCATATGGATAGCAAAGAATGGCGCATCTAATTCTTTTATGTCTTGGTCAACTGTGTGTCGATCTTGTGCGTCGGCATGCAGGTCTGGTGCTTGGTTTAAGTTACTTACATGTGGACCGAATACACGAGCAAACATACTGCTGACAAAATGATTTTCAGGATTTAGTTCATATGCATCATCTAGGTTATAAACAACATCGTAGTCGTTGGTATTGACTTCACCCCAGTTACGCAGATCCCGAATGTAAGGATTGTTTTTGTATACCAACGGGTATTCTGTTTCAACAGTAATATGGCACTGGCCATCATGTTGCTTATACAGTTCTCGCACTACGCCTGTGCTCATTACCACGTCACCCAATGCGGCACGTCGTTTGACTAAGATATTAACTGGGGTTTCTATTTTCATTCTGACCTGATAGTTGGGAAATAACGTAAAAATATATCTAGTTCATTATTACGTATTTTTTGTATTTTGCGTTTAATCTCGCTATAGAAGTTCCAAGCCAGTGGGACAAATACTATACGCTGAGCTGAATGTCTAAGACTGGCGATGTAATCTGAACTTACCACAGGAATTGTAGTGCCCGGACAGTACAGTCCTTGCTTCAACGGGTTATCATCTACCACTGCATCTAACTTGATTTGGCTGGCGTTTAGCAAGGTCATACCTTTTGCTGCCGCACCGTAGCCAATGACACGATAGCCAAAGCCCTGATATTCAGCAATTTGATCTTGCAGTCTAATTAACAAATCACGCACACCTTCGGCCCATCGAGTGTAGGTGTCCGGTAATTGTAATCCTAGTGCGGCTTCTGTGGCCAATATGTTAGCTACACGATATTCATTGGCTGGTTGTTTAGCAAGTACAAAGATATAGCTAGTGCCATGTATAGGAGTTTTAATTACATCTATTAGAGATAGTTTTGCTCGTTCGGCTAACCATTGCATACTACGAGCATTGTAGTAACTGATATGCTCGTGATAGATAGTATCAAACTCACCATTGGGTACCATGTCTGCTTGACTGGTTTGAATAAAGATCTTACCATCTGTACGTAGATATTCTCTAGCTAATTTTAAAAATGCCACAGGGTCGGGATTGTGTGCAAATGCATTTTGACAAGTGATTACATCAAAATCTGTGCCAAACCCAGAGACCGATTCTTTGTTCCAAAAACCTAATTTAACATTATGATTGGCACTGGATACAGGGTATAAGTTTTCTGCAGGATCTACTCCGTATGTGGTAAAGCCCAGTTTCTTAAACACATTAAGTTGACTACCATCGTTACAACCAATGTCTAATACACGACTTGGCCAATGGCGAAATTGTTCGCGCACAAATTTTGCATACCAATCCATGTATTCTAAGTAAGTTCCACTAGTACCACTGACATAAAGATAGTGTGTGTAAATTAACGCAGGATCCACAGCATGAGTAAGTTGTAAATGGTTACAGTTCTCGCAACGATTAATAGCCAATGGATACAGTTGTTCTGCATCAGTACTAATAGAATCTCTGAAGTTATTGGCCAATGGTTGTTGGCCTAAATCTAGAGTAAGCACCAAGTGGGTGCTATCGCAAGCCAAGCAATTGGTAATTGGTTTACAGTTATCCATTAGTTTTTAATTGCCGCCCCAGTTGGTGCAATCTGTCCTTCGACGCCTAGGTTTTTTACTTCGTGTACATGATCGGGATTTAAGAATTTGTATAATACATGTTCAATATCTACATACCCGCCTGCGGCCAATCGTTCAGCAAAGAAGATAAAGCTGTCTGAATAAACTGCAACTACTTCATCAATGCGGCTATTGGGCCAAGACCACAAGCGAGCCATATACTGTAACGGTACCGTGGTTACTTCAATCGGGAATTGGCTTTGATACTTTGGACCAATTACAATCTTGTCAACCACTGTGGAATCTTCGTAGGTTGCAGGATCAAAGTCATCGGTTAACAAATAACGCCCGGACATTTTGTGTATACGATCAATTCCGTCTAGCATGCCTTCGTGTTTTAATACTGCCAGAGCACGACCAAAGCACATGATTTCTGTGCCATTCTTAACCACGTCCCAGTTATCATTGTCATACAAGTCTTGTACTTCTTCATTATGGCTGTAGTCAATAAAGATATCGCAATTGGTTCTAAGCAAATTTTCTTGTTCGATCTTAATTGGTTCGCCGCAACATTCCATGATAATAATTTTAGCATCAGGAATACGTTGACGAATACTGGCTACTGTAGCCAATGTTTGTTGTAGTCGTTGTGTGGGTTTAAATACACCAAATTTGCTGTTAATAGCACTGGTTACAATGAAGGCATGTTTTGTCATGATAATAGTTTACTTTAAAATTATTGTTTAGTCAATTTAATTTTGACTTTCTTTTTGTATGCGCTGAGTGCGCTACCAATTACTTGATGCATGTCGTAATACATGTACTCGCCTAGACGTCCGCCAAATACAACATTGGGTTCTTGATCGGCTTGTGTTCGATATAACTCAAAACGTGTTTTATCCTCGTCTGTGTTAACAGGATAGTATTCTGTGTCGCCTGGTTCAGCAGTACGACTATACTCGTAGTTTATAATTGTGCGATCTTTTGGATAGTCACGTTCAGGATGAAAATGCCTGTGTTCGATACAACGAGTATAGGGCACGGCTTGGCTAGGAAAATTCATTGCGGCAATTCCTTGGTAGTCGCCTGTTTCTTTTACTTCAAACTTAAAGTCTAGTGTGCGCCAAGTTAGTCTTCCGTGTTGATAGTTATAGAATCTATCAATTGGACCTGTGTATACTACAGGTATATTGCCTGCTTGATCAGCCACGCTAAACCAGTCCGTGTTTAAAAACACTTGAATGTTTTCATGGTTGAGCATACGTTCAAAGATTGGCGTATATCCATCAACAGGAATGCCTTGCCACTTGTCGTAATAATAACTGTCGTTGTAGTTATAACGCACAGGCAATCTACGGGCAACACTGGCAGGCAACAACGTAGGATTCTTTTCCCATTGCTTTATAGTGTAGCCACGTATAAAAGCATTATACAGTTGTGGACCAATACGAGCCAGTGCTTGCTCTTCAAAGTTTGTAGGATCATCGTTATGTGTACGAATACTGTCAATAAAACGTTCTGCTTCGGCAGGTGTAAAGTTTTCGTTAAAGAAACTGTTAATAGTATCTAGTGTAATAGGAATACCATAGCTACGATCATTCCATACTCCGCGAACACGGTGGTGATAGTTGTTAAACTCTGTAAATTGATTTATGTATTTCCAAATACGTTCGTTGCTGGTGTGGAATATATGTGGGCCATACTTGTGTACGTTAATACCTGTTTCCGGATCATCTTCTGTGTAGCAGTTGCCGCCAATATGATTACGGCTTTCTACTACAGCAACTTTAAATCCTTCTCGACTGGCCTGTTCAGCTGTAACAGCACCAAAGATTCCAGAGCCTACTACAATAAGATCAAAGTCTTTAAACATAACTGTCAAACCCCGCCTCAAGTCCTTTTAAAGGTAAATTAAGAGAGGCAAGTCTTGTTGCATCTCCGCTGAAGTTTATTTGACTACGTGCATCTACCTTAATAAGGTCGCTATTGACATTGTTTATTTGAGCAAACAAATAGCTCATTTCACTAAGCAAATATTTTTTAGGATATACACAATTAATATCGCGCCAAGGCATGTTGCCTGCCAATACTAGATCAATAATAGGGAATAGATCTTCTACCCACAAGAAATCAAATTTGTGATCTTGGAAAATATGAAATGCTTCCGTGGCCAACTTTAATCGTTTAAAAAATCTAGTGTTAATTTCTTTAGCACCGAATACACCAAACAAACGTAGGTTGTACATGTTTTCTGTGTCTGAAATAGTTCTAGCAATCAAGTTCTTACTGTAAGCATAACTGGATACTGGCATACGATCAAACAATGTGATTTCTGGAGATCCATCATTGTTGCAAGTCGTATCAAACTCGTTGCCAGTGCCCATGTTAATCAGTGTGGTAAATTTATGCTTGTTACGATACAGGTTGGCAAACATATTAAGATTGCCCACTGTAAGTTGATCATCAACACCGTTAGTATTATTACGTCCAATCAAGGCGCAATGTATAACTGTGTCTACTTGGTTGTTGTCAAAGAAGGTGTTAACGCTGTGTAAGTTAGTTAAGTCTAATAAACTACGGCCCGGGGCATATACTTGGTGTTGTTTGCTTAAATAGTTGCGTAGATACCCACCGATGAAACCATCTCCGCCAGTGATTAATATCTTGCTCATACAGGTTTAACAGCCTCTAATGTCATTGACTCTAATTGCAAATGTCCCGGCTTCATACGGAAATCTGCTTCTAAGTTTTGTAGCACAGGATCGTGACTTTCGCGTATTTTAAAATCTACTACATCAACAAACCCAGCAGCCTGCAGACTAGCCGCTAGAGTAGGCTTGTCATAGATAAACTTATGACCCCAATCACGAACATAGTTGTTAATAGTAAAAATTGGATTAACATAAGGTGCCCACTCGGGTTTTGTATCAGTCATGTATTCGCGATCTAGATCGTCTGCATCAATGTATAACTTAATTAAAAATTCAAAGTCCGGGCAAGTAATACGAACCTTAGCACCGGGTTTGGCAATACGATAGCATTCAGCTAGCATACGTTGACCACTCCAATAGTCCAAGTGTTCAATCATGTGCTCACTGTAAACGTAATCAAATGTATCGTTGGGGATAGGGAAAGGTTGGCTGGCATCTAAACGAAATCCGTCCGGATGAAACCATCCATCGCATTGACCATCAGTATTAAACCAACCATCCAACAGGTTGCCACCACACCCCAATTGGATTTTTGCTACAGGATGTTGGGCTAGATAACTTTCTACTGTATATTTCACTTGCTTAACCAACGCTTGTTGTCTAAGGTCCACTTGGTCATTTCAGCAATGCGCTCGCTTAGTTTAATACTCGGTGCCCAACCCAGACTAGCAAGCAATCCGCCATCAAGTGCGTAACGTAGGTCATGTCCCGGGCGGCTAGTATGGAAGTCAACCATTTCATAGTTAAGTTCCTTGCCTTGTGCGTTAGCAATCCATTGTGCCAGGGTCAAGTTGTCAACTTCTTCTGTACCAACAAGATTAAACTTAGGGCAATGTGCATGTCCGTAGTCGCCTGTGTGCTTGTAATTTTTTAAGCCTAGAATAAACATAAGGCCGTCGGCTACGTCTTTAGCATGGATGTACATACGTGTACCAGCATGTGTACGTGTAGGATCTGCATGAATATAAACTTTCTCGCCGTCCCTGGCACGTTGGATACACATGGGAATAAACTTTTCTGGGTGCTGACGTTCACCAAACACGTTCATGGTATGTGTTACAACAATAGGCATCTTGTAAGTGTTTTCGTATGCTACGCAAAACTCTTCTGCGGCTGCTTTACTAGCCGAGTATGGATTAGTTGAATTGTATCGATCGTATTCTTTGTAGCTAACTCCCGGGGGTGCTACACCAAAGATTTCATCTGTACTAAAGTAGACAAAACTCTCTAAGTTAGGGAGATTCTTGCGAGCATAGTCTAACATATTAACTGTGCCAACAGTATTGTCTTGTACAAATTCCATTGGGTATGTAATTGAACGATCTACGTGGCTACCTGCGGCTAAATGTAGAACAATATCAACAGGACCAATGTCATTGACAATCATTTCGTTTAGTTCTGCTTTTAAGTCATGGAATATAATACGTACACGACTTGCTACTGCTTTTGGGTCATGATCCTGCAACATGTCGTATAGTCTATTTAGATTACCAGAAATATCTAGTCTATCTAGACTAACAATATTCCAGTCTGTGTCTCTTAGGATTTTATCGATTACGTGGTGCGCGATGAAGCCGGCGCCACCGGTTATTAGAACAGTCTTGCTCATTGAATCTCCAGTTTTTATTTGATAATACTATTTATTATACGTGAAAGGCGGCAAAAAATCTAGTGGATCATTTCCATCAGGGTGGTCCAAAATAAAGCCCGGGAACTTATCAATGTCTGCCGGGAAATAGTCTGTGGCACGGACTACTTGATATTGATTTGGTTGGTTACGATCCCATTCCTTGCCTTCAGCAATGGATTTAGCCACGTCAATATTGGCCAAAAACTCTGGTGTGTTCACTTCTTGGTGACTAAAGCTCCGGGCTTTATCCTTTAAATATTCGTTATCACCTAGATACCCAAAATGCCAGCCTGCATGTTCTACCATGCATATTTGGTCATCGTTGTGTTGGTACGGAAAAACATTTAGTTCAAACCGTTGATTACGCAAAAAGTTAGGAGTTACATTATCATTAAGATAGCCTGCCATTATGCCCATAGCCCAGACATCGTACTGCCCTGGTGTAGTACGCATATAGTTAAACTTAAAGTTAAACAAAGGCATACGTAGTCCATAGTATATGTGTGTGTTGTGTTCGCGCATATAGTCTACTGCGGCCGCACGTGGTATTTCATCTACATCGCTAATAATGGCTATGTCGCTGGGGTCAGCATCATACAGGCCATCCATAATAGCATTACGTTGATCTGTTTCGTTATCCCAGGGATTAGAATGACTGCGAGACTTATGCTTGATGTAGCGGATCTTATCTTTCCAAGGAGCAAACCTAGCCTTGGCCATTTCAAAGATATAGTTCTTGGGACGGTTAGTGAACGTTTGGTTAGACTCAACAATGACAAAATGGTCAACATGATTGTATAATTCACGTAGACGTAATTCTAATAGATCGAGTTCGTTATAAAATGTAAAGCAGTCAAATATACGCATATAAATATTTATAGAATTATCAATTACCTTAAAAGGATTTCAAATGCATGCCGTTGCCAGTATGAGCACCACAAACATCAAAGACTTGTCGGACCTAACAGACGCTACCAAATTGGAATATTGCGAACGTTATGGTTATCTATGGGCTAACCTGGGCGATAGTGATATTATAATTAAAACTACACCTTTTAGCAACTTCATGGACTTCAATAAACCACTTTTTATCAAAAAATTATTTGAACAAAATCCCGAAATTGATTGGTTGCTAATGACAGAAGCTGATAGCACTATCACCAATCTTACTATTACCATTGATGACAAAATCGACAATGACTATCATATTATCATGCCAGTGGATCGACTAAACTTAAACTCTGGTAATTGGTTGTTGCGTAATAGTCCCGAAGGGCGAGATTATATTCAAACAATGATTGACCGCACTCCTGAATATGCAGAAAGCCAAGGACCTGACAGTAAGCAAAAAGACCGTTGGGGCATTCAACAATACATCATTGATACCTTAGACGAATTTGAACACTTGATTAAGATTGTGCCGCAACGTCATATGAACAGCTACGAGCAACTATACGACTACTGTGTTATTGGTACGGACATACTAGGAACACCAGCTCTTTGGGAACCGGGCGATTGGATTGTGCATTGGCCAGGACTAGTACATCAAGCTCGTATAGAACATGCTACTAAAAACCTAGCAAGTATGATTACTCGCTAGCTTCATCTTTACTAACACGCTCGCCCAGGTATTGTTTAACTACACGAACTAATTTACGTTCGGTATCATAGACAAATTCTTGGGCGGCTTCTTCTGTATTGACTACTAAAATAAAACCATTGGCCGCACGGCGGATTTCTAGACTTTCAAACATGACTACTCCATTTAGGGTTTAACTAGTAGATAGTATACACTAATCAGAAATTAAAGTCAAAAAGAAAACCAACCATTTTACCAATGCCGAATTATGCTGGCAATAATAAAAAGGTTGGTTACTATATAGATTATTACAATTAGAGTTCTAACTAAAGCAACACGATCTGCTTCTTGATTGGTGGAACCCAATTTTTCACCTAATGCTTTGGCCCAAATTCTCCATATCTTAGTCATCTAACTTTACTACTTCGATCCCGGAATGTACGAGGAAATCCACCCCGGCAGCATCGCGATAACTAGAGCCAAACCATACTCTTCTAATACCCGATTGATAGATGAGCTTGGCACAGTCCAAGCAAGGAGCATGAGTAACAAAAAGATCAGCATCGAGGCCAGACTCGTTACTTCTAGCAAGTTTCGCAATAGCGTTAGTTTCTGCATGTAAGACCTCAGGGTTAGTCTTTAATCGGTACATGGTACCGTCTTCATCTGTTTGGTCAAAATCATAGCTGGCAAACTCACCAGTATTGTTGGCCAAAGTCATGTACTCTTTTCGTTCACAGTTGTTATCCCAACCTGCTGGCATGCCATTGTAGCCAATTGAGATGATACGATCTTCTTTAACTACAATGGCGCCAACGTGTAGTCGTTTGGCATGACTAAGTTCAGCAAATATCTTTGCTGTGTCCATATAGGCTTTAACTAATTTTGGTTTCATTTACGTCTCAATTCAATAAGTTCTAATACAGCAGGATCGCCTTTTTGATCTTCTCTTGGGGCAAATAACGCACGACTACGTGTGTCTACTTCTGTGGGAGGATCTATTAGATAGTATATAGCTAGACTTTTACGATATATACCTTCAGGTTGACTACATACTCTAGTAAGTCCATGCCAGCTATCTTGTGTTGTGTCAAATATTATAGCACGATTATAAACTGGCGCTACTTCTTTTATCAATTTGTCTGGACCTTGAAATAGTCCTAAATGCCCACCATACGACTCTTGCCAATTTTTGGTTACATAGATAATAATGTTTAGCTTACGCTGTAGGTTTAATTTAGGATGTATAGAGTAGTCTAAATGTTGATTTAAAATTCCGCCGGTGCCGTGTATATGCCAGCCTCCGCCATGTAATCCATCATCGGCATATAATTTAATGCCCAATTGGTCGGACAGTATGTCAAGGAATGTTTGGCTATTTAGATAATAAAATAACTGATATGTATGCTCAGGAAATAAGCCCCAGTCTTTATTTTGCTTCTTAATTTCTACAGCATTGTTATAACCAAAGTAGTGTTCGCTGTTGAAGTCTAGAAACTCAGACTCAATTTTTTCAGCTAAGTCTGCAGGTAAGAAATCATCAATTACGCAATGATCAAATGGGTTGGCGCCCTTATAGTCCGTAAAGGCGTTTTTTAAATAATCAATGTTTACCAAGTGTTTCATCGTCCCCGACCGGCTGATTTTTTTGTGGGTTTGTTTGTGCTAACTTGATTACCAAACTTGGCCTGTTGAATCTTTGCGGCTTTGCCTGGTGGTAACTTGGTACCTGTTGCGGCGGCTTTAGCTGCCATAGCGGCGGCAATAAAAGGATTCTTAGATAATTTAGAGTCTGTCATGATTTAATTGAATTTTTGGTGCCCCAGGATAGAATCGAACTAACGTCTGATGATTACAAGTCAACTGTTTTACCATTAAACTACAAGGGCGTTAACACTATTTAATACTAATAAGTTTGGGCACACTAAAATCTGCTTCTCGACAGTGGACCACAATGCCTACCAGGAGCTACCTGGCGGAAAGGCTCGCCTTCACAGGCTCTTTCATGGGTTCGCGCAACTCTTTCGCAGCTCTAAAATTCCTTGTGCCCTCGGGAGTACCCGATTTAACTGTTTCCAGCCACGGGGCCGATATTGCCTGCCGCTACTCAAACTACCACATGTATCAGATGATCGCCACACCATGTGCCCAAACTTATTAGTACTTGGTAGGAGGTACCAGGTTCGAACTGATGACATTCACGGTGTAAGCGTGACGCTCTACCAACTGAGCTAACCTCCTATTTTACTATTGTACTACTGTACAAATCTATTTGTCAATACATTCTGGCGGAAAGTATAGGATTCGAACCTATGCGCCCCTTTCGGGACGACGGTTTAGCAAACCGTTGCCTTAACCACTCGGCCAACTTTCCTTAAATTTGGTGGAGGATAACGGGATCGAACCGTTGACCTATAGCTTGCAAAGCTACCGCTCTCCCAGCTGAGCTAATCCCCCGAAAACTTTACTTGACCTTGCGCTTGTACTCTGCAGGGTTTATTTTATTGTTTTGTATTTCTAATAATACATCTGTGATAGTGGCAATAGACGCGGGTTCGTGCTGTTGCTGACGCAATTCACGTACACGGGCTGTGGCCGCAAGTATCAAATCAAACTTGTTATTGCCAC